AAATCGGATTGCTTGCATAAACGTGCAAGGGATTGTTACTTTGTGCCATGTGTTGTCATAGTCGCTTAACAACACGATTAAATAATCTTTTTTCCAAGAATTGCTTTTCATGATTTGCTTCCTTTTGAATGTTTAAAAAATTACGACATTTGCTTGTGTCGTGAAAGTATTATATCAAATATCCGTGATGTATTACATCCAAGGCAAAAAAACATGGCTTAATTCATTTAATAAACGACGACGACTGTATGTATCAAGCGATTGATACGCTGTTGCCATTGCTTTTTCAAATGGACTGCCATGCAACGACATCAATTTAATTGCATCAGAAAAATTAAATTCTGTGTGCTGAAGATTTGTTAAAACTTCGGGGTGATTTGTTTTCATCATGATTAATTTCTTTTTAAATAATTAAAAGAGGGGGCTTTCGCCCCCATGGGTTTAAAGAATTCCGTAAATGGGTGTAAGTTCTTCAACTTTTGCCGCATTTTTTAAATATTGTGGCAATTTGTTGTAAGCAATGTTTGCTGACTCTGCACTTTGAAAATCAGTTTTGCCATTAACTGCGGCTTTTAATTCAGCCTGTAATTTTCTCAATGTTGGCAAATATTCGGGTTTTGGCAAATTGGCTTTAAGAGTCCAACTGTCAATTTGAATTGACCAATAAGTTTTTCCTGTTTGCATGATTCGTTCCTTTTTCAATGTTTAAAAAATTACGATATTTTGTTATCGTAGAAGTATTATATCAAATCCCCACAATATATTACACTCGGCTTAAAAATAATTTAATTTCTGTTGAAAATACAACACTTTTTACACAATGAAACATTTTGTCTTCAGACCAAATTGCTTGCGTTAAAACTGGTAATGCGGGTGCGAGGTGGGGTTACATGACGTTTTATGGTGAAAAAAAAGGGAGACACTTTTCAGCATCCCCCTTGAACCAACGAGCGCAATGGCAACCGCACTCAATTGCATTGTGCATTATTTAAAATGGAATGTCATCATCCATTTCAAATGTTTCTACGGGTTTTGTTTGTGCCCGTGGCGTTTCAGCAGTTTCGCTTTTGTTGTTTAACATTTCCATTTTCTCGCCAATGATTTTGGTTGTGTGGCGGTCGATGCCATCTTTGGAATATTTTTCCGTTTTCATTTTTCCTTCAACGTAAACCTTTGAACCTTTTTTCAAATATTCGCCAGCGATTTCAGCCAATTTGCCAAACAACGCCACGTTGACCCATTCGGTTACCTCTTTGGATTCGCCCGATTTGTCTTTGTATTTTTCGCTGATTGCAATTGAAAAATTACAAACCGCTTTGCCGTCGGGCATAAAACGCATTTCGGGGTCTTTGCCCAAATTGCCGATGCCGATAAATTTATTTACAGCCATGATTAGCCTTCCAATTTAATGATTAATTGATTGATTTCGCCCAAAAACGCTATCGTTTCGGTTTCCATCTCTTTAATGAGATTTTCATCTCGTTCTGCACGCACAATCAGCAAGCGATTGCGCTTTGGCAGTCGGGGGTCGTAAGACACAAAGTCGCACCATTGGCGACCCGTGACCCACAATTGACATTGGATTTGTTTGTAATATTCAGGCGGTATTCTGTTGTCAAACAAATAACCAAGGTGCGTTGTAGTGTTAGGGCATTTGACCTCAATCAAGCCATCATCGCCAACAAGCCGGTCTGGTGACACGCCAAGCCACGGCATCGTTGGGTGCAACCAAAAGCCTGTGCGTTCAACAAAAACGTTTTTAGCCGCTTCGTATTCGATGCACGCAAATTGTTCTTGTTCAACGCCCCATTCCATAGCCGCATTTGTAAACGATTCACCCGTTGTCAATGTCAAACGTTCGGCAACCAATTTGACTTTGTATTTGTAACGCCCAACGGCTTCAGCATTGCCTTTGCCTTTGGACATCACGTCTGCCATGTTGCTGGCTGTAACGTGACCCAAACGCGCTTGTTTCCATGCGTCTGAGCCTTGCTCAATGTCAATGTATAACTGCTTATTCATTGATGCCCGCCTCGGTTAATTCTTGTTTGCGTGCGTTTTTAGCGGCTTCCAATTGCTTCATCGTGTCTTGATTACCGCGTGCTGTTTTAACTGTGGCAAAATAAATCTCGCGTAATTGTTCAAGCGTAGGCGATGCCATAATTGCCGTAATCATTACATCAACTTCAATTGTTTCTTCTTCGGGTATGTCAACAGCCGGAATATCTTCGCCCGCGTACACATATAAACCAATTCCAAACGTTGCAATGCATTTGGCTAAACAGCGCATCATTGCGTCTGAAATTTTGCGTGCGTCGGGGTTTTTAATGGCGTTGTTTTTGTTGTCCATGACAGGCAAATGCATATACATGGATTTACCCATCGCGTTTACAGTGCATGACACCATTACGGTTTCACCAAAATAACTTGGCTCATGGAAACCCCAATGTGCTGTCGGGTCTTCTTGCAATAAATAATCAACTGCCCATGCCCATGATAGGTATGACAAATTGCCTTTTTTCTCAACGTGCGGGTTGACGTTAATTTTTCGTAATTCAATAAATGTTTTCATGATTGCCCCATTTCTTGCTTTGCTAATTGTTTTGCCTTGTCTTCACAATAATCGTGAACCATGTCACAAATGATTGTGCCAATCTCCAATGCACCCATGTGGCCTCTTGTAATGGCTTCTGTTAATCGGGTTTTGTACGGTTCAAGGTTTGCGTCAAATAACGCATCCATAAACATTTCGTAATTTTGGGGATTCCAATCAGTTTGCAAATGCCGTTGTGTGCGCATTTCAAATTCGTGCATGAATTCGTCTGATTCGTGTTTGCGGCTGTCAAGCCATTGGTCATATACTCTACTCATAATTACTCCGTTGTTAAACATAGCACCCATTGTGCTGAATGTATTATACACAAATTTACAATATATGACACGTGACGCTTTAAATTTAACCATCCCGTTTCCACCAAGCGTCAATACGTATTGGGGTTTTAAAGGGTCAAGGCGTTTTCTTACGTCACGCGCAACGTTGTTTAAAACGGCTGTTAATGCAGAATTTACGCGTAATGGTCATGATGGGTTTGCAAACAAAAGGCTTCACATAACAATTGAGTTGTACCCGCCCGACAAACGCATACGTGACATTGACAACGTGGTGAAATCGACGCTTGACGCATTGTGTCAATGTGGCGTGTTTGACGATGATGGACAAATTGATGTGTTACACGTTGAAAGAAAAAACGTTATTAAATGGGGCGCGGCAAAAATAATTATTCAAACACTTGTGCCGTAATACATTTCCGTTTATAGTTGTGTGAAACACGGCTAGGCATGGATTGATCCCCATGTCGAAAAGCGTACTCCCCGTCTGCCGTTGTTTCTTTTTGGGAGATTTGCGGAGAGTGCAATGCACTACTATCAATTTAATGTTGGTGATTACATCAAAAACACCATTCATCTTTTGCCGTTGGAAGATTTAGCATATCGACGTTTGCTGGATTTTTATTACGATTCAGAAAAACCAATACCCAACGACATCCCATGGGTTTCCCGTCGGTTACGTTTGGATATGGATGTTGTTCAAAACGTATTAAATGAATTTTTTGAATTAACTGCCGATGGGTACAAAAATCATCGTGCAGACCTTGAAATTGGCAGTTATCACGAATACATGGCAAAGCAAAAAGCCAATGGTAGCAAGGGTGGCAGACCAAAGAAAACCCAAACGAAACCCACCGCTAACCCAAACCAAACCCAAAATAACCTTAAACAAGAAACAACAAACATAAACCATAAAACAATTAATAAGTCACAGCGCGGCACACGCCTCGCTCAAGATTGGGTTTTGACAAAATCATTGGGTGAATGGGCACAAACGGAACGACCCGATTTAAACATCAGGCAAGTCGCCGAACAATTCAAAGATTATTGGATTGCACAAGCGGGACAAAAAGGCGTGAAACTTGATTGGTCGGCAACATGGCGCAATTGGGTGCGCAACAGCAAAGCGGCGAAACCAAATTTGTACGACGTTGCAAGGCTCACAGTGCCGATGAACAATGAGCCTGACCCTGCGCTTGAAAAGATTAAAGCAGATGAAAAAACAACCCGACCCCCAACTCAAGCCGAGCGTGAAATGCTGGCATCTTTAAAAAGGAAATCATGATGAGCAAAACATTAAAACTGGCGTATTGCGATTACATAGCCAGCCTAATACATCAAACATTAATAAACAGAGACACCGAATGTTTGATTGACCAAGTTGGCATGGTGCAATTTGACCTTGGCGAATTTGGAGAATTTTGTTCCACCACGAAAACGATTGATGTATTGGATATGTTTGGCAAACAATATCGCGTCACAATTCAAGAGTTGTAAATGCCAAGACCCAAACCACCCGAAAAACTTATTGGCAGACAAATTCGAATGTCAGATAGGCAATGGATTATTTTTAACCAACTTGGCGGGGCTGAATGGTTCCGCGATTTGTTGGACAAAAAAGCACCCATGCCAAAACAGTATTACATCGCAATCATTCAACAAAAGGAAACTAATCATGACAGAACAAGACATCAGCCCGTTTAAGGCATTGGATTTTATACGCGACAACGCATCAGAATACGCACAGGCGAAGGCAAACGTTGTGTACATGACTGAGTATCGCAAGACAATTAAAGCGTCGCTAATGGCATCATCAAGCGAACGAACCGAATCGGCAAAAGAAACTTATGCGTATTCACATGACGATTACAAAGCGCATTTGCGTGCGTTGGAACAAGCCGTTGCCAAATGTGAACGTTTGCGTTGGCTAATGATTGCGGCAGAAGCCAAAATTGAAGTGTGGCGTAGTTTGGAATCATCAGCACGTGCAGAAGGTAGAGCAACAACATGACCAATCATAATAAAAGATATTTAAATTTTTACCCTACGGTTACTGAATTGGAAATTTGTTGGTTCATAGGCAGAAAACGGCACGAAATTACCAGTAAGCAAGGCACAGAACGCAAACAAGACCCCACGCAAAATGGATTGCAAATGTCCGTTGATGGGGTAATTACTGAGTATGCAGTGGCTAAAGTTTTAAACCTAAATTTTGATTTGAATTGTGATTTTAGAAAATTTGGGGCAGACTTGACGCTATCTGATGGCAGAACCATAGATGTAAAAAGTACCTACACTGCGGGCGGGAATCTTAACGCTGTAAGTTGGTCTGTCGAAAAGCCATGCGACTTTTTTGTCTTAACTGAAATTCGCGCATCTCATGTGCGTATTGTCGGCGTAATTGCGCGAGACAAATTTCTGCGACCTGAGAATTTAACAAGTGTCGGTCGCGGTGAGTTTTATTCGGTTCCTCAATCTGCTTTAAAGTCATTTGATGAAAAATACTACAAAGAAACACTATGAACAAGTCGCATCACTTGGTTGCATATTATGCCGATACCTTGACCTTGGACAAACGCCGTGTGAAATCCA